ATTTAGAGCACGCAGAAGACCATGTCATTAATGATGGTATGGAAGGCTTTGCCCATGCCTATCATAACTTAGAAGACGTTAAGGATCAGGTTAACGGTAAGAAGAATAAGACTAAGATTGCAACTAAGTACGATGGTTCGCCTTCTATTGTATTCGGACATCATCCGGAGACAGGTGCTTTCTTTGTTGCATCTAAATCGGTGTTTAATAAAGATCCTAAGTTAAATTATACACCAGAAGATATCGAAAAGAATCACGGGCATGCCCCTGGTCTGGTTCAAAAGTTAAAACAAGCATTAGAACATTTACCTAAGGTAACGCCTAAGACCGGGGTCTACCAAGGTGATGTAATGCACTCGGGTATCAAGTCAAAAGATAACCCTCATGGTGACGTTGTAAATGAAGGTGGTAAGTATCACTTCAAACCTAATACTTTAACATACTCTACGCCTCATAGTTCAGCTGAAGGTAAGAAGATTGCCAGTTCTAAGTTCGGAGTAGCCGTTCATACTGCATACGAAGGTAATACATTGGCAGGAATGAAAGCACAATACGGTGCCGATCTGTCTCACTTCCATAAACACCCCGATGTTCATGTTATAAGTACTGTTGACGATGTACATAAGGCTGATCTTAATACAAATCAGTCACATACGTATGAACATCATATGACACAGGCAAAGCAGGCCTTTAACAGTACCGATAAAAAACATTACGGAGCTATAGAAGGTCATCAAGAACATTTGAAAACCTATATTAATAAGACCGTAAGAGATGGTACCAAACCATCGGTTCAAGGTTACACAGAACACTTAAGAGACCGTCATCTTAAAGATATTGCTAAGGTGAAGACAGCAAAGGCTGTAGGTACTAAGACTGAAAAAATGCAAGAAGATCTAGCCCATGTAAATAAACATTCTGATAAGTTTCAGAAGATCTTAGATATGCATCATCACTTACAGGCTGCTAAAGATCAATTAGTACATTCGTTGTCTGCTAAACCTAAGTTTGAACATTCAATACCTGCACCAGGGTCAACTAAGATTACCGGTGGTACACCGGCTAAACCTGAAGGCTTTGTAGTTATCAGAAATAACAGACCAACTAAGTTCGTAGATAGAGCAGAATTTAGTAGAGCTAACTTTGCCTCTAGACCAAGATAAGAAAAAGGAACCTTATGTCAAACACAATTTTTAGATCATTTGTTGAGCGGCTAGGCGGCACCACCGCTGAAACTTATGTAGGTACACCTGGTGATATGTTTTACGATCCAGAATCTACCACAATAAGATTATCAAACGGTACCCCGGGTGGCCATATTCTTGTTGAGGGTAGTATACCATCAGCATACGGACAATTTTCTAGTAATGTTACACAAACTGTTGCTAATGTCAACACTGAATATCGATTCACATTTAACAACACCGACGCAATAAATGGCAATATTGAACTGGGCTCAGGTGCCAGCAATAGTCGCATTATCATAAATCAAACTGGAATTTACAATATTCAATTCAGTGCACAAGTTGATAAGGGTTCTGGCGGTCCCGACACTGCCTCAGCATACATGTGGTTCAAGAAAAATGGCACAGCCGTTCCTCATAGCACAGGATTTATCACATTAGACGGAAGAATTCAAGTGGTTCAAAGTTGGAATGTTCTTGCCGATGTGACTACTGTAGGCGACTATTTCGAAATAGCCTATGCTGCCAGTTCAACTGCTTTTAGCTTTCCAGCTATAGCAGCAAATGGCGCAGTTGGATACCCAGAAACTCCGAGTATCATTGTTACTGTAACACCAGTTAACTAAGGGCTGATAAGTATGAATGAAACTATACTAGAAGCAAAAGTTTGTCTAAGCAATACATTTTTAATGTATTTTAAGGCACACTCATATCACTGGAATGTGGAAGGTAAAGACTTCCCTCAACTACACGAATTCTTCGGTAATCTATACGAGGAATTATATGGTGCAGTCGATACATTTGCAGAAGAAATTCGTGCAATGAACGAGTATGCTCCAAGAAACCTAGACGAGATTTATGTTTATAAGTCGATCGATGCAGGTAATGTTGGGCACACTCCAGAGACAATGCTGGCTGATTTACTTGCAGCGAACAACGAAAGCATCGTTCGCCTAAATAAGTTATTCGATCTACTAACTACTGCAAAAGAGCAAGGTTTTGCTGATTTTGTGGCTGCTAGACTAGATGCACATAAGAAACATGGATGGATGCTAAGATCTATCCTAAAAACTACTGGGGAATAAGAATGGAATACAAATCATTTATGGAAGCGTTGAAGGGTAAGCAACATAAGATCGACAAGAACAAGAATGGTCAAATCGATGCTCAGGACTTTAAACTTCTTCGTAAAGAAGAAACTGAAGAACTAGATGAAGCATTAGATCCTTCTGAGATTGCTGGCAATCCTAAAATGTATGATGCTGCTACTGTTAAAAAAGCATACTATCATAATAAAACAACCCCAGAAGATAAGAAAACTTTAGAGCGTCATTTAGATCGCCACCATGGTATGCGTGATTGGCGTAATTCAGTTAAAGAAGAAACTGAAGAGTTAGAAGAAATTCGTAGAATGAAGACTAAACTTAATACTTTAGATGACATCAGCAATAAGTCAGTTGCTCGTCAAAAGTTAAGCAACCTAATGAAGTCTGGTAAAGCCAGAGGTGCTTTGATTGCTAATAAAATGAGAACTCTAAACATGGGTGATGATTTAGATCAAGAAGATCTAGATGCGCTATATGAAGTTCTATCCAAAGATGCTAAAGCTGGTGATTATATTTCTGACTTTGTACATTCCACTAATCCTAAGTTTGCTGGCAAGTCTAAGAAAGAGCGTATCAATATGGCTCTTGGTGCTTACTATAATACACATAAGAAAAAAGATGGTATCAGTGAAGAAGCTGAAGAATTAGACGAGAAGTCTGACCAAGCCAAACAAAACAAGACAATGAAGAATATGATGTCTGCATCTAAAGGTGCTCAAGTCAATCGTACTCTTAAATTGGATCCAGCAGAATATGGTTACAAAAGAGCACAACATTTAAATGTGGCAATCGGAAGACAAATGATGAAATCGGAAGCTACTAATACAGTTGTAAAAGATAAAACAGGTAAAATAATTTCTTTCAAGTACGAAGGTGATTGGAAGAAAACTACCAAAGCTGATGCCAAGAAAGATCCTGCAGGTAAAGTTGCAAACATGGCTGGACAAGCAATGCAGAAAATGACAAAAGCCAATGAACAAGCACCTGTTGCTCCAGTTCCAGATCGTAAATATATTAAAGGTACTCCTGAGCATAAAGCATACAAGGCAACTAAAAAGCCAATCAATGGTATGCCTACCAATAAGATGACTGAAGAAAAAGACGAGCAAGAGTATGGTTACGAAGGTGACATGGCTATGAATCAGTTGTCTACTTTAATTCGTTGTGCTGAAATGATTAAAGATACACTAAAGCCAGATACTGATTTGCCAGAGTGGGTTCAATCTAAAATTACTCTTGCCAGCGATTACATTGTAACTGCAGCTGATTATCTACACTCTGAATTAGAAGAGGGTTACTATGAAAAACCAGCATCTGCTTATCGTCGTAAAGGTGATGAAGTAGGTGGTGGTTCTTCAAAAGCAGTCAGTGTTAAAGTTAACCATGCTGGTGATGAACCACACGAAGAAAAATGGGAACCTGTTAAGAAGATTAAAAAACCAGTTGAGGAAGCAGTTCAAAAGGCAGACATTCCTGCTTACCTACGCAAAGCAAAAGGTGACACTCCATTGAAGATGGATGACCTAAAGCGTAAAGATACTCTTTCAGATGCAGAAAATCTAAAAAGAAATCGTGGTGTTAAAGAATCGTTCGATGACGAAGGTAATTTGATCTCTAACAAAGTTTCATACAAAGAATTCATGTTAGAGTATACTCCAGGTCCAGGTGGAGTTACTCAAATTAAAGGTCGTTCTTATGGAGCAAATTACTCTGATCCAGAAGGAGCAGATGATGCTGATGATAATAAACCAATGAAGCCAGCAGCTGAAAAGCGTGGTCGTGGTCGCCCAGCTGGGGCAAAATCTGGTGCTCGTAAGATTACAGGCACTTCAAAACTAATGAATAAATAAATTAAAGTCCAAATCTAAGGAGACACAAAATGGCACTATGGGGCAACAAAGACTCTAAAACAGCAAGTGGAACTATCGCTATCGCCAATACTGGTGTAGTGACTGGTTCAAGCACTTCATTTACAACACAAGCAAAAGTTGGTAATTATATCATCGCTGGTGGTGTAGATTATCAAATCGTTTCAATCACATCTAACACTGTGGCTAAAGTTATCAATGGTACAAACAATGGTAAAGGTTTAGTTACTACTGTATCTGGTGGCACTTCTTACACTTTATCTGAGAAGCCAGTATCTACTGCTCATGAATCAGCAGATTCTTTCTCAATGGGTAGATCTGGTCTAGTATTCGGTGTTGACGCTACTGAAGCCGTATCTGGTGGAGACAATGTTTCCGCTGTATCAGTTGCTTCTGGTGGTGCTCGTTATCTAGAAGTTCCAGCAGTCACTTTCTCTGGTGGTGCTGGTTCTAATGCTGCAGCTACTGCATCTATCGCTGGTGGCGCAGTTTCATCAATTGCTGTAACTAACACTGGTACTGCTTATACTTCAGCACCAACTGTTACTATTGATAAACCTCGTCGTACTATTCCTACTACTGGTATTACTACAGCTACTGATACTATCGCTTATACTGCGCATGGTTTAAATGCTGGTGATGTGCTTGTTTATAACAATGGTGGTGGTACTTCTGCCACTGGTTTAACTTCTGGAACTACATACTATGTTATCGCTTCTGGTTTAACTGCAGACGCATTCAAAGTTTCTGCCACTGATGGTGGTACAACTATTGATATTACTGGAACTGGTAATAATGCTCAGTTCTTCGAAATTTTTGCTGTAATTAATCGTGCAACTGCTACTGCTGCACTAGGTGATGGTGCTGTTGGCGGTTCACAGCATGCTGGTTGGGTTAAGCGTACTGTTGGTACTGGCGGTCGTGCTGGTCGTGTGCAGTATGAAACATTAGTTGCCATGGGTTCAATGACTGGTGACCAAGCTGACGATGTTCAGTTTAGAGATAGTTAATAAATACATGATGTAAGAGGGAGAGTTGTTCTCCCTCTCCTTTACAATGGAGTGACTGATGTTGGAAGTAGATACTATTAATAGTGAGATCGAGTTATTAAAAGCAGAACAAGCGAAGAAGATAGAACTTCTTCAGCAGTTACGTAACAATACTGCACAGTGTGAAGCAGAAATACATCATTTAGGTGGTGCTCTGGCAATGTGTGAAAAATTATTAACTATGAACACTGATAATGCTCGAAAAACTAAATGAAGGTAATTTTTTAGTCTATGCAATGCACCACTATGACAATCCGCAATGTCATAGTCTGCAAGAATTTGAGGAAGACATAAAGAAGTTTTTGTACCTAAAGAAATTATTGTCTAGGTATAAGAACAATGGCGAACTCAGAGAAAGATTAATTCTTAATCATATTATTGTTCTCTATAATATTTTTGGTGAATCAGCAACTCGTATGCTGTTCTATAAGATAGATGAATCGTGCTGGGATACGTTAATTACATTTTTAGTGTACCTTGACCGAATGCCAGAAGCGATCCCCGAATTTAATATTGTTTTGTCTGATATCGTTTTAGATGAAATAATTATTTCAACACTTAGGAAAATTTAATGAGTCGCATCGTTGACAATTTAATTGCATATCGAATTCTTAAAATGTTAGTTACTAACTTTGAGAACACAGACGCATTCAAACTAGGTATTATTGATAAGAATGGTAAGAACATTCGCAAAGCAAATACTTTGCAGACATCAACAGAGCGTAATGCTTATACTTACCTTAATCGTTTAGTCTTCAATGTTAAGAAGATTATCAATAGACTTCCAGGTGGTGAAAATAAAATGAAATCACTGGTTGCAGCACTATGGTTAGTGAAAGAACATTACGAGTCAGGTAATCGTTCAACTGCAATGCTACAAGAAAAGTTTGACAACATCATGAATTTATTGGATAATCGAGTGTCGCTCGTTGAAGAAGAGATTATCGTTAAGAAGTTTCTTGAAGAAGACGGTATTGCCAATGTTACTGGTGCAGCTGTCTCTACAGATCAACCAAAGATTGGTCCAAAAGAAATTAAGAAGTACAAAGCTGGTCAAGCATCTACTATCGCAGGAATGATTCGTCGTCCGAAACCAGTAGGAGTTTAATGATGTGGATGTTAGCGTTTATTCCTGATGCATTCTTAGCATGGATAATTAACACTATCCTTATTACTGGAATCATTGGGTTCGCTGCATCCTTTTTCTTTGGTTATGTAGTTCGTTGGCTTCCAGCCATTGCACCTTATCACTTACTAATACAAGTGGTAAGTATTGTGCTTTTAGTTGCAGGTGTTTACTTTAAGGGTGGATACTCTGTTGAGATGGAGTGGAGAGCAAAGGTTGCTGACCTAGAAGCCAAAGTCGCAATCTCTGAACAGAAGTCTAAAGAAGTGAATGAAAAGATTGTTACTGTCTATCAGGACAGAGTCAAGATTGTTAAAGAAACACAAGTAGTTGTACAAGAGAAGATTAAGACAGTTGAAGTTAAGATTGATTCTCAGTGTAAGATAACTGCTGATACAGTTGATATTTTAAATCAAGCTGCAACAGGTAAGAAGAAATGAAACTTCTTTTAGTTTTACCTATTGTTGTTTTATTATCAGGATGTCTGATCACGACACCTGTTAAAAGAAATTTTCCAGAAGTTCCAAAACAGCTTATGGAAGCGTGTCCTGACTTGAAGACTACAGATCCTACTGAAAAGTTAAGTGAAGTGTTGAAAGTTGTGGTGGACAATTACGGTCAATATCATGAATGTAAAATTAAAGTAGATACTTGGGTTGAATGGTACAAAACACAAAAAGACATTTTTGAGAGCGTAAAATAAATGGAATCACCAGAAAGACTAGCTAAATTGGAAGCACAAGTAGAAACCATTAAAGAGGATGTCAAAGAGTTGAAATCTGATCTTAAAGAAGTACACTCTCGTATCACCACATCCAATAGAGAGATCGTTGATAAGATTGACGATATGCAAACTCGCATTGAGCATAAGATGCAAGCCAATGCTCAAATCTCGCAAGATCAACACGCTGAAATCAAAAAAGATGTCGTTGATGATTTAGAAAAAATGAATGGTAGAGTTGCAGCACTTGAGCAATGGAAATGGTATGTAATCGGTGGTGCAGCAGTTGCAGGTTTTATTCTCGGACACATCAACGAGATTGTCAAGTATATAAAATAAAACTTGCTTTGTAATGATAAGTGGGGTATAATTGTACTCTACTAGTGGAGATTTGTAATGTTATACATTGATGCAAAGTATGCCCAAATACTGGGTAGTCGCTTGCGAAACTTCAAACAAAAGAAAGATTATCTCTGGAACTATTCATGTCCAGTTTGTGGGGATAGCACATCTAATAAATTAAAGGCACGAGGTTACATCTATCGTGCAAAGGCAGATCTATTTGTAAAGTGTCACAACTGTGGTTACGGCACGAACATCGGCAATCTAATTAAGTATGTTGATACAAAGTTGTATGATGAGTATGTGCTTGAACGATATAAGTCTGGTGCAACAAGATACAATGACCACAAAGACATTGCTGACACACAAGCAGTTATTGAGACAATACCAGAAGATCTTCTAGAAGATGATATTCTCTCATCTCTCTCAAGACTAGATAAACTACCACTGACACATCCAGCTGTTCAGTATGTAGTTAAAAGAAAAATTCCGAAGGACAAGTGGAGTCTCCTGTACTTTGCTCCAAAGTTTAAAGCATACACTAACTCAGTGACTGCCAAATTTCAAGAGCCAATACAAGACGAACATCCGAGGATGATTATTCCATTCTTTACTAATGCTGGTAAGTGTTTTGCTTATCAGGCTAGAGCGTATGGAAATGAAGAGCCTAAGTATTATACCATCAAGGTGGATGAGACTCAGGAAAAGATCTATGGACTTGAAAGGATTGATTATGCTAAAAGAATTCTCGTTGTTGAAGGACCAATTGACTCGCTTTTTCTACCAAATGCAGTGGCTGTTTCAGGAGCAAGTTTTGATACCCCTACTATTCGGAGTATACTTGCTAATGCAACGATCGTAATGGACAATGAACCAAGAAATAAAGACATTGTCAAACAGTTAGAAAAATATATTAATCTAGGTTATTCTGTATGTATGTTTCCAGAGCATATAGAACAGAAAGATATAAATGAAATGATTTTACATGGCGAAATGACTGCCGATGAAATTACCGAAGTCATAAATACCAATACCTTCACAGGTATGGAAGCAAAATTGAAATTTAGTACATGGAAGAAAATATGAATGTAAGGATGGTTAGTTATAGTAAACCTTCAGAAGAGATGTTTAATGAGGGTTTAGTAGATGTGCAAGAGTTAGTTGCCTTTTGCGCAAGAGTGAGCAATCCCAGCAACCAGTTCAACACAGAAACATCAGAAAAGTTAATTAAGTATTTAATCAAACATCAACATTGGTCACCTCTAGAGATGGTCAGTGCTTGTTTGGAGATTGAAACTACTCGTGACATAGCAAGACAAATCTTGCGTCATCGTTCTTTTTCATTCCAAGAATTCAGTCAGCGATATGCTGATCCAACAAAAGACTTATCTTTCGTTCTTAGGGAAGCCCGACTTCAAGATACGAAGAATCGTCAAAATAGTGTTGAGAATACGAATCTAGCATTGGCTGCTTGGTGGGAAGAAAGACAGAAGCGAGTAATTGAAGAAGCGAAAAATGCTTATGAGTGGGCAATCCAAAATGGTATTGCCAAAGAACAAGCAAGAGCAGTACTCCCAGAAGGACTAACTGTTTCTCGTTTATACATGAATGGTACATTGCGTAGCTGGATTCACTTTATTGAACTCCGTTCTGCAAATGGTACACAAAAGGAACACCAAGAAGTCGCACGACAATGCGCAAAGGTCATTGCTGAAGTATTTCCTTTGGCAAACGAATTAGTAAAACTATAATAATATTGGGGCAAGATATGGAAGAAATTGTGCATGGCATAAAGGTTGATTACACTCGTGATAATCTGTTTGATGAACTAGGTAGAATTAGATTAAAAGAAAGTTATATGAAGGATGACGAAGTGAGTCCGCAAGAAAGATTCGCTTTTGTTTCAAGTAAATTTGGGAGTAATCCAGAACATGCACAAAGGTTATACGAATACAGCAGCAAACATTGGTTGTCTTATTCTACTCCCATTCTTTCTTTTGGTCGTAGCAAGCGTGGCTTGCCTATATCATGTTTTCTTAATTATATTGAAGATACAGCGGAGGGTTTAGTTGATAATCTTAGTGAAACTAATTGGCTTTCTATGCTTGGTGGCGGTGTGGGGATTGGTTTTGGTATTCGT